GAAAGCCGGCTGCCAGATGTAGGCACCCGAGCCGTCCTTGATCTTGCGGACCGCGGCCGCTGCCTTGGCGTTGCCCATGAACGAGGCGCCCTGACGGCGGTACGCCGAGTTCACCGAGTAGGCGAGGTCGACGAGGTTCTCGTACGTCGGGACGCCCGCCACGCCGGTGCCGCCGGTGACCGACGCCGACGAGGCGCGGGCCACGATGCCCCACGGCTGCACGGTGCCCGTGCCGGTCGTGAGTCCGCTGTTGACGGCGGTGGCGAGCGAGATGCCGGCCTGGCGTGCGACGAAGCCGAGGAGGTCGACACCCGAGTCCTCGATCATCTCACGCGACACCTGGAACAGCTCCGAGTACTTGAACGCGCCGAGCGTGGTGAACGCCTGGAACGTCGGGTCGGACTCGGAGATCGCGGTGCCCTCGCCGACGATGGCAGCGGTGCTGTACGCCGACGTGCGGGGGATCTGGAGGTTCTCGCCACCGGCGGTCGTGATGACCGTCGAGATGCTGGCGTCGAGCATCGGGCCGACGACGACGAGGTGCTCGACGAGCTGGTTGTAGAACGAGGTCGGCACCGGGGCGCCGGTCGACGTCTTCACCACGTCACGCTTCTCGAAGTGGGCTGCGCGGGTGTCGCCGAGGGCGAGGGCGCGGAGGATGTCGGCGTCGGTGCGCTGCTCCTGCACTGCCGGGGCGGCGGGTGCGGTGATGCGGGCGAGCTCGGCGTCGCGTGCCTCGCCGTAGGCGGCGGTGCGCTCGAAGCGGGCGAGCTCGTCGGCGCACGCCTTGAAGTCGGCCTCGGCGCGGTCGAACGAGGCGCGGGCCTCGGCCGACAGTTCCTCGCCGGCCTTGACGTTGTCGAGGATCTCGGTCATCTGGTGGTAGGCGCGGAGCTTGCGCTCGTGCACGCCCTTGATGTGGTTGTCGTAATTCACGACCCACGTCCTTCCTGCCCCATCGGGGCGGTAAGTGTTGATTGAGGGGTGCAGGGTCGGGTGCTCGGGCGTGCCGACAGGAATCGACGGGGCGAGCGGGCCTTAGCGTGCGGTGTCGTCAGGCGGCGAGAAGCCGCAGACGGAGTTCAAGCTCAACCTCGTCGAGCTTGTTGCGCTGCACTTTGGGTGCAGCCTCGGTGTCGACCGTGACGGCCGACGCCAATTCGGCGGTGGTTGCCGGGTTCGCCCCGTTGCGCACCACCGAGACTTCGTACAGGCGGACCTCGAGAAGGTCGCGCTTGGTGTAGTCCTGCGACCAGTTGTCGCGAACCACTGAGAATGCGAACGACATTTCTGCCAGGTCGCCTCGGCGGACCGCGGAGATGACCGACTGTGCGTACGGTGACGTCGGATCGAGTGCCGCTTCGACACGCAGGCCGTGCGCGTCTTCTGACAGGCGCATCGTGCCGGCCTCGACGGAGGCGAGCGGGATCGACGACTCGTCATGGTTGACGAGGAGGTGGATTCGCCACTCGCGATGGTCGAGGGTGCGGGCGAACGCACCGCGCTTCACGGTCTCGGTGAACGCGCCGGCAATGTCGTACGGGGCGTCGAACACCGACGCGTAGCCGCGGAACACGACGTCACCGTTCGCTGCGCGTTCCTCGACGTCGTCGAACCGGGCGAACGCACGGAACTCCTTCGCCCGGTCGAGTGCGGCGCGCAGCTCGGGCGCGATATCGGTGGGTATCATGCGGGCACCTTTCGATGCGGGCAGGTCGTCAGGGGCGACCGCGTCGATGCCGAGCCGACGGAACTCGGCACGGTTGTCAGGGTTGTCGTCGACGGCGATCCAGATGTCCCACTCGTCGAGCAGTTCCTCGGCCAGCGCGTACTTGAACGCAGGCGTCTCCGAAGAAGAATCAGGCTTCATGTACAGGCGGTGAGCGCGCAGGCCGATCGCCTGCAGCACCTGCTCGGTGCGGTCACGTTCCGCTTCGACACGGCCCGTGACGACGAACAGGCGACCCTCGGCGCTGTTCACCCAGTCGATCACCTCGGTGCGGGCGTCACCGTCAAAGGTGATCAACGTGTTGTCGATGTCGACGATCAGCGCCAGCGGGTCGCCCGGTGCGCGACGTTCACGCATCGGTCGCCGCCGGGATGTCAGGCAACAGCTCAAGGTCCTCCAGGCGGCGAACCTCGTCGACCGTGAGGAACCCCGCCTCGAGGCCGGTCTTGTAGCTGGCGTAGCGGGTCGACAGGTCGGCACGCATCAGGCCGTCCATGTTGAACCGTGCGTACTGGTTCGCTGGTAGCAGCCGGCCGAGGGCACGCTCGACCCTGACGACCCAAGGCATCAGCGTGTGACGCGCAAGGTGAATCCCACGGGATTCCACGTTGTTGTAAGTGAGTGAGGTGCCCTCGACCGGGATGCCGAGCAATGTCGGGTCGACACGGAACAACTGGCCGGCGATCTGCGCGTCCGTGTAGCGGCGGGTCTGCAGGAACTGGGCCTGCTCGGCGGTGATCGACACCGACCGCCATGTCGCCCCGTTGGTCAGGATGCCCGGCAGGTGCGAGCGCTTCACACCGCCGTGCGACACCACCCAGTTGTCACGCATGTCGCGCATCTGCTCACGGGTCATCGACCCGGGCGCCTCGATCACACCGGGGATCACCGCCCCCTGGGTGAAGAACTTCTCCGCCGACGCGTTCGCCGCCAACCCCATCGCCAGCATCTGGCGTGCCGCCTCGATCGGGTTCACGCCCTTCAGCTCGCCGGGGGCGCACATGCCACGCACGTGCAACACATCCAGCCCGACGACCTCACGGCCGTCGACGATGTAGGCGACACGGCCGTCGCTGTGACGCCGCACCTCCACCACCGCCGGGTCCAGCACGTACACCTCGACGACGACACCGTTCGCGTTCCTGCCCGGCACCAGGTAGGCGTTGCCGTCCAACAGCAACGACACCAGCACCCGCGACAGGAAGTCGACACGGTCCACACCGGGCGACGACTCCCACGCCATCCACCGCGGCAACGGCAACTCCACCTTCGACCCGTCCGGGTTCTGCCGGTACACGTCGATCGGCAACGTCGCAATCGAATCGGTGATCAACTGCACGCACCCGTACACGGCGAGGAGCTGCATCGCACGGTCACCGTCAACCGCTGACGAACCGGGCACGCCACCGTTCGAGTTCGCCCACGCCGTCCAGCCCGGGTCGCGGACTACACGCTGCTCCACAGCCTGCTCGATCCGCTCCTCGAGCGACTCGAACGACGCCGCCTGGCGGGCGTTACGCAGCAGGCTCACTCGTCACCGGCCAGATACGCACCCAACACGAGCAGCACCCCGGCGACCATCACACCGGCCGGCACATAGATCGCTGCCACACCGACGGTGAACAGGGCAGCCCCGACCGCCTCCACGGCGTCGGTGATCGTCTTACGGCTCATCGACACCACTCCTCGGAACCGACTAGACGTCGGCGAGACTGAAGAACATCGGCGCAGCCTCGGCCGGCGTGTCACCCCGACGGGCGCTCGACGCAGCCAGCACCGCCGCAAACAACGGGGTCATGTCCATCGACGCGACCCGTGGGCGGAACACCCACGCCTCGCCCGCAGGACGAATGTCGGCGGCCAGCACCGACGCGTTCAACGGTGCCTGATCACGGTGCCGCAACTGCAGGTTCTGCACATCCGACTGGAACGCCAGACACGCCGCCACCCACTCGGGCCCCGACACCTTCCGCACCTCGACACCGGCATCGACCAGTCGGTCGATCAGGCCAGCGGTCTCCGTCTTCGGGTCCACCACCAACGGCAGCCCCGTCTCCTCGAACGCACGCCGAGCCGACTCCACCACCCACGCCGTGCCCGGCTCATGCCGTGCCACCTCGACGTGCAGCAACCCGTCCGGGCGGACCGTTGCGAAACCCAACGCTGCCCACATCCCACCCGGGCCGACCGCCAACGACGCAACACCCTGCACCGGTGGCGGTGTCATGTCAACGAGGGCACGCCACTTGTCCAACGGGATCACACCCGTCTCCGCCTGGTCGCCCGGCACCACCCCGAGACGTTCGATCAGGAACGCCTCACGTGACAGCACCGCCAGCTCGTTCTCGGCGATGTACTCCTCCGAGATGCGGATACCCAACGCAGGGTTCGCCTCGTACCACCGTTCACGGTCACGGTGATCCAAACCCTCGTCGTCGCACGACCACTCGGCGAAGAACGCCGACGGGAACCCGTCGATGCACGACCGGCGCAACCGGTTCAACACCGACGACTCCGGCAACGGTGCGCTCGAGGTGTACACCGTCAACGGCTTGTCGTCACGCATCGACTGCGCCGACAACGCCGGCACGATCGCCTGCACATGCTGCTCGGTCAGCTGCAACGCCTCGTCGAACACCACCAGCTGCGGCGACGAACCACGACCCGTCTTCTTCGACCTGGTCACAAACTTGATCGTCGCCCCCGTGTCGGTACGGGTGATCCGTTCCTTGCCGTTCGCCGTGTGGAACTCGCACAACGACCGCAGGTCAGGGTTGTCGTCGATCACGTCACGTAGGCGTTGCATGTGCTCCGCCGACGTGTCCGTCAGATGGGCGGTGTGCAGGATGCGTCGCAGGCCGAGCACGAAGAACGCGTACAGCTCCAACGCCTCGAGCACCGCGTTCTTGCCGTTCTGCCGTGGCACGACCAGCACCGACGTCGACGCACACAGCCGGGAGTTCTCATCCTCGGACAGCATCCCGTCCAACACCCACGCCTGCCAGTCGTCGAGCACGATGCCCAACGACTCGGCGAACTCGACGGCGTCAGGCCCCGCGCTTGCCGCCCTTCTTTCGGGCAGGCTGCACAGCCTTGGCCGCTGATTGCCGATCCGCACGGCGTGCCGCGAGCTCGTCACGCTTGTTAACCCTCCCGGTGTCAGGCAGGCCAGCCAACTCGGCCAGCGCCGCCCTGTACTGCGCAGCGATCTGCGCCTGCACGTTCGGCTCCGCCACATCGAGCGCCGCCGCCAACGTGTCACGCAACACCTCGAGCGCCCGGCGTCGGTCACTGCTGCGGGCCGCCTCAAGGTTCGACACATTCACCACCCATGCAAAGTCATGCAACCACGCCAGCCGATGTCACGCAGCGTGTCGTGCGCTTGTGCGCCGCCAGCCGGCCGTCTTGACCGGTGCCGCTCGCAAACCCTTGCGGCACAGGGCTTTCCAGCCCCCTCCGTGCTGGGGAGGGAGAGAGAAGTT